TAGATTATATCCTATATTATTATTGTTATTAGTGTTAAGTGGAATTGGTTATTTAGGTTATCAATACTATTCTTCAACTCAAGCACGAATAGCAATCCTTACAGCAAATAATGCAAAATTAGAAACTGCACAGAAACAAACTGCCGCAGAATTTGAACAATATCAAATTAATGTAAAAAAAGAAATCGAAGAATTTAAAGCAGCATTAGAGAAACAACAAAAACTTAATGATGAATTAAATACTAATCTCCAAAATATAAAAGAAGCAAATAAGGCTATATCAAAACTATTAGCTAATACTGATATAATTAAGAATAGTCTTGCCGACCCAAATGTAACCGAAGGTAGAATAAATGAACAAGTTGACTTATTCTTTGGGGCTATTGACTGTGCTAGTAACACTGAATGCGTGCAGCAAGGGCCTTGAAAAAGAAATAGTAACAGTACCAACAGTAGTAGAGACTGTAAGAATAGAAGCACCTATTATTCAGGTAGTAAGACGACCTGATCCTATTCAAATGAAAAATTCAGATATTGTAGTAATTACTGAATCTAATTTACAAGAAGTTATAGATAATATAAAGGAAATTCAAGGAGAATTTGTATTATATGCTATGACAGCATCTAGTTTTGAGGCATTAGCATTAAATATGGAACAGATTAAAAGATTTATAGAAGAACAAAATCAAGTCATATTGTACTATGAAAAAGCAGTGACAAAAGAACCAGAGGAGAAAGAATGAGAAATTTCTTTGAACATTGCGAAGAATTAAAATTTGATGATCATAATTGGTTATCATACTTTTTTGCCGAGGTGTCAGCATTGGCATATCACGATGGAACTAGAGTTAAAAAAGAATTACAAAAAATAGGATTTAAAAGTTATAAATTTTTAGATAATGACGGAGCACAGGCTCATGTATTTAATAATAAAGATCATTTAATTATAGCATTTAGAGGTACTGAACCAAAAGAATTTTCTGACGTTAAAGCAGATTTACTTGCTATTAAAAGAAAATCTAAGACCGAAGGCCGAGTTCATATGGGATTTAAAACTGAACTTAGAAAATTATGGAATGATATTACCGGATTAATTGATAAAAAGAAACAAAAGATTTGGATTACTGGACATAGTTTAGGCGGAGCAATGGCAACACTATGTGCTAGTCGATTAGAAGAAAGATATCCTGTATTGTATACATACGGTTCTCCTAAAGTTGGAGGACGTGAATTTTGTGATGGTTGTGATGTAGAACATTATAGATTCAGAAATAATAATGATATAGTTCCGAGTGTTCCATTATGGTTAATGGGTTTTAGACATCACGGTAATTTACAATATATTAATTATTACGGCAATATTCGCAATTTAACAATATGGCAGAAATTTAAAGATTCAATGAGAGGTCGTTGGAAAGCTTTAAAGAAATTCCAGCTATTTGATGGATTATATGATCATAGTATTACTGGATATGCAGATAATCTTAAAAGGCATCTATAATGTGGGAAATGATTGAAAGAATGGCGAGCGATCGCTTATGGATATATACGGCAATAGCAGGTTCTATATTTGGAGCTATATTTGTTGCATATATATCTACAACTCGTATAGGTTTATGGACTTATGCTAAAGTAGATTTAATAATTGACTATTTAGTTAATAAGTGGGGATGGACTTGGCTTCAGCAACCCGAAAATGCTTGGAGAAAAAAATATCCTCATATAACTAAAAAAATAGATGATTTAGAAATTAGAATACATGAATTAGAAACTAATCCATATTTATTTAATGAAAGGAAAAATTGGAAATGAAAGTAGGAGAACAACTATTAGAAGCGTGTAGATTACAAGCAGAAGGACAAATTGCAGTTCATAAAGCTAATATTGAAGTATATAAAACTATGCCTGCGGGTATAGGTGAACATTCTGATATAACAGAAGCAATTATGTCTGAATTAGATAAACTGGGAATGGCTGATGGTCGTATTGCGATGTTAAAAAAATATTTTTAATTTTTTACGTGTACATTCACTTTTATATGTGTTATAATCATATATAAGACTACCAATAATAAAATCAGAAAATTTAAAACTAGAGGTGCTAATGTCTGTCAGCCGCAATAATCATTTGCCAACTTTATACCAAGAATTTATACATTTATCCAGATATTCTAGATGGTTACCAGAAGAAAATAGAAGAGAAACTTGGACAGAAACTATCGAAAGATATTTTAATTTTTTTGAAGAGCATCTAATGGAGATGCACAAATACAAATTAAAACCCGAATTAAGAAATAAATTAGAGCAAGCTGTTCTAGATTGTAAGATAATGCCTTCAATGAGATGTCTTATGACTGCAGGTGAAGCATTAAAAAAAGAAAATATAGCAGGATATAACTGTTCTTATGTAGCAGTTAATAGAGTTCAAGCCTTCGATGAAATATTATATATTTTAATGAATGGAACTGGAGTAGGATTTTCAGTAGAACGACAAGAAGTTTCCCAATTACCTAAAGTGGCTGAAGAATTTTTTAAAACTGATACGATTATATCAGTAGCAGATTCTAAATTAGGTTGGGCTAAAGCGTATAAAGAACTTATTGCTATGTTATATTCTGGTCAAATACCGACATGGGATTTATCAAAGTTAAGGCCTGCAGGAACTCCTCTTAAAACATTTGGTGGTCGAGCATCTGGTCCTGAACCATTAGATGGTCTATTTAGATTTACAGTAGAAAAATTTCAAGGTTCTCCTGGTAGAAAATTAACTTCTATTGAATGTCATGATATAGTTTGTAAAATTGCCGAAATAGTTGTTGTTGGCGGTGTTAGAAGATCAGCACTGATTTCATTATCAAATCTCTCTGACGACAGAATGCGACATGCAAAAGCTGGTCAATGGTGGAATACAGAAGGTCAAAGAGCATTAGCCAACAACTCTGCAGCATATAAAGAAACTCCTGATATTGGAATCTTTATGGACGAATGGAAAGCTCTATACGATTCTAAATCTGGTGAAAGAGGTATATTTAATCGTGAATCCGCTACTAAACAGGCAAAAAGAAACGGAAGAAGAAAAACCGAAGGATACGATTTTGGTACTAATCCATGTTCTGAAATTATTTTAAGAGATAGAGAATTTTGTAACTTATCTGAAGTTGTTATTAGAGCAACTGATACAGAAGAATCATTACTAGAAAAAATAGAACTAGCAACTATACTTGGTACTATACAATCTACTTTAACTAATTTTAGATATGTTAGTAAAGAATGGAATAAAAATTGTGAAGAAGAAAGATTGCTTGGAGTATCATTAACTGGTATAATGGATTCTCCTATAACAAGTTCAAAGAATAAAAACCTAAAAGAAACATTAACTAGATTAAAACAAAAAGCAATTGATACAAATAAGAAATTTGCTGATATGATTGGTATACCTCAATCTACTGCAATTACTTGTGTAAAACCATCTGGCACCGTATCACAATTGACTGATGCTGCAAGTGGTATTCATGCACGACATAATCCTTATTATATAAGAACTGTCCGCGGAGATAAAAAAGATCCACTTACAAAAATGATGGCCGATGCAGGATTTCCAATTGAAGATGATGTAATGAATCCAAGTCATACCGCAGTATTCTCATTTCCAATGAAAGTTGATAAAAAAGCAATCTTTAGAACAGATGTAAGCGCAATTGATCAATTAGAACATTGGTTAACTTATCAAAAATATTGGTGTGAACATAAACCATCTGTGACAATTTCTGTTAAAGAAAATGAATGGATGGAAGTAGGTGCTTGGGTTTATAAGAATTTTGATTGGATGTCAGGTGTTTCATTTTTACCATTTAGTGATCATACCTATCAACAAGCTCCGTATCAAGATTGTACTGATAAAGAATTTAGTGCGTTATTTGCTCAAATGCCAAAAGAAGTAGATTGGAGTAGATTAGCTGAATATGAAAAAGAAGATACAACTATAGCTTCACAAGAATTAGCTTGTACTGCAGGCGGATGTGAAATATAATGGCAGTTAATTTTGGTAAAGTATTACTTTATACTCGAGATGAACCAGTTTGTAATTTTTGTATTGCAGCAAAAAATACACTAGATTATTATGGTGTTGAATACGATAATAAAGTTATAGGAAAGGATATTTCCCGTGTAAAATTCATGGAAGACTTTCCTAATATTAAAACTGTACCAGCAGTATTTTTTGGTGAAGAATATGTCGGTGGTTATCATGAACTCGAAACCAGAATTTGGGAATTACCAGTAGGGAATCCAGCAACTCATGGATGAATATTTAATAGAATGCCAAGAATGCGGTGAAGAAACTGAAGTTAAAGCTGATTCTATACCTGAATATTGTCCAATGTGTGGACGTAGAGCTGAACCAGAATCAATAATGGAGGATCCAGGAATAGATTATGACGAATGATATATACTTATATGGTTTGGTTACATAATGACAAACAATTCGATACTACACCCGAAGATTACCAAGGGTTCGTATATGTCATCAGAGAATTGGATACAAATAAGAAATATATCGGTAAGAAGAATTTCTGGCGGCCTAAAATATTACCAAAAAATTCTAAGAGAAAACGGCGAGTTAAAACAAGAGTCGAATCAGACTGGAAAGAATATTATGGATCAAATAAAGAAGTTCAAATACTCGTTGAACGAAAAGGGACAACTAATTACGAAAGAGTAATACTTAAACTTTGTAAGACAAAAGGAGAAATGTCTTATTATGAAGCTAAACTACAATTTGAAAATGATGTACTATTAAGTGATGATTACTATAATGAATTTATCGGTTGTAAAATTCATTCAAAACATATAAGAAGGAAATAAATTATGGCTCCAGTTAATAAATTAAGATTAGATATATTTGAAATATTAGATAAAGTAAGAAAATCTAGATCTAAAAATGATAAGATAGCTATACTTAGAAATAACGAATCTTGGGCATTAAAAGATATTTTAGGTGGAACATTTGCCGATAATATAGAATGGAATCTCCCATTAGGAGAACCTCCATATAAAGCATCAGATCCGCATAACGCGCCTACAAGTCTTCATCGGCAAAATGTACAATTACGAAATTTCTTTAAAGGCGGACCTGGCGATAAATTAAGCGTGGTAAAAAGAGAAAGTCTTTTTATTGGCTTATTAGAAGGTATTCATCCAGAAGATGCTAAAGTAGTTATTAATATGATTAATAAGAAAAAACCAGATGGTGTAACTAGAGCAATTGTAGAAGAAGCATTTCCTGGATTAACTACCGGAAATCCCGACTTAACCGGAGTACATGATAATAATATACCAAGAGATAAACTTCCTAGAATTTAACCGTTTACTTTATCTTAAAAATGTAGTATAATATAATTATGAATATATTTATTTTACACAAAGATCCATATACCGCAGCTACTATGCTATGCGATAAACATATACCAAAAATGATTGTAGAGTCTGCACAAATGCTTAGTACCGTGCATCGTATGTTAGATGGTATACCAGAAAAACGTAAATCTAAATCTGGTAAAACAACACAAACGTATTATACATTTGGTGATAAGAGAGATGAATTATACTATCTTGCTGTACATAAATATCATCCATGTACTACATGGACTGCAGAATCAGTTTCAAATTACGAATGGCACTTTGAACATTTCAGAGGTATGGCCAAAGAATATCAATTTAGACGCAATAAAACACATGCAACATGGGATAAATTAGGTAGATTACTTAAAGATCCTCCAAAAAATATACGTAATATTGGATTGACTGAATTTGCTCAAGCAATGTCTCATTATCCAGATTGCAAAGTAGACGGTGATGCTGTACAAGCATATCGTAATTATTATCATTTTGCAAAACCATTTGCTAAATGGAATTGGGGTCGTAAAGCTCCAGATTGGTGGAAAGGATATCAAGGTGCCAACATACAAGCTGCGTAATAAAAAATCACAAGAAATAACAGAAGTTTTTTGTAATTGGAAAGAATTACAAGAAATGTTAAATAACGATCCTGACTTAGTACAAATGTTAACTACACCGAAAATAGTAAGCGGTGTTGGTAGTATTAGTAGACATACTAGTGATGGATGGAAAGATCATTTAAAAGAAATAAAGAAAAATTCAGGTGAAGGAAATACAATAAAGGTTTAATATGGAGTTTATACATGAAAAAATTGATATGGGATATGATGACTTGGAGCGTGCTGAACATAAAGATGGTAGGCGTTATCTTACTCTTGATGGTAATGCTTATCCTAGCGTTACTACAGTCCTCAGTATTATAAATGAAGATAAAATTAGAGCTTGGAAAGCAAGAGTTGGTGAAGAAAAAGCCAATCAAATTGGAACTCAAGCCGCTAACAGAGGTACAGCTGTTCATTCAATATTAGAAAAATATTTACATGGTGAAGATACTTCTGACTTTATGCCTCATATTCAACAATCTCTTCAAAACTTAAAACCTTTATTAGATAAACATATCACTAAAGTATTTGCTACAGAAGTACCATTATATAGTGACCATTTAAAATTAGCAGGTACATGTGATTGTGTTGCAGAATGGGATGGTGTACCTACCATCATAGATTTTAAAACATCTAAAAGACCAAAGAAAAAATCAGACATTCCTAATTACTTTGCACAACTTGCAGCATATGCAGTTATGTGGGAAGAACGTACAGGTATGCCTTGTAATGCTACTCGTGTTGTTATGGATGTTGATAACTTTCATCCAGTAATGTATAAAGAAACTCGTGATGATTGGATAGATCTAATGATAAAAACACGAGATGAATATAATAGAAGATTAATGTTTCATTAAAAAATCATATAAAATGAAAATAAACGTGTACATTTAGATTTTTTCGCTGTATAATATACCTATATAATAAAAAAGAGGAGTTATTTTATGGCTAAAATGAAAGATTATATAATAGATACAGAAGAACAAATTTGTTCTAGAGTATACGTAAAAGAATTATTAGATCAATCTAATACGTGTGAACAAGCACAAAATATAGCTATTGATCTTTTAAAAGATATGTCACCTTTTCAACTTGAAATAGTTAGAAATTATATAGCGAGTCTTTGGAACGCTCAAAGAAGGAACGCCGCATGAATACGATATTAGTAGATTGCGATGGAGTTCTTCTTAACTGGAGAGACCCGTTTGACGCTTGGATGATGAGAGAACATGGCGTATATGCGATGGGCGATGTTAGATTATATGACCAAGCTTTTAGATATGAAATGTCTCGAGAAGAGATAATGCCATATATTTTACAGTTCAATTCGTCGGCTAATATAGGATTCCTTCCGCCATTATACGACTCAGTTAAATACGTTAAAAAGTTACATGAGGAATGCGGTTGCAAATTTTTAGTAATTAGTTCATTATCTATGAACCCGCATGCTCAGACATTAAGAACAATGAATTTAAAGAATATCTTTGGAGAACAAGTCTTCGAAGAATTTGTTTATCTCGATACCGGTGCTGATAAAGATGAAGTCTTATCAAAGTATTCTGATTGGTATCAAGACCATTATTGGATCGAAGATAAAGTTCAAAATGCCATACTTGGTAAAGAATTAGGATTGCAATCATTATTGATGAAGCACCCTCATATCAAGATGGAAGATCCTGGTGAAATACCATTAATGTCAAACTGGAAGGACGTATATGAAACTATCTCAGGCTGAAATTCTCAATTTAAGATATCAATTTGAAGAAATAACTCAAAACTATAATATGCCAAATGAATCTGATATAGATACTATCATATGGTTTATAGAAGAAGGTTATAAATCTAATTCTCTTCGTGATGGATTTAATGAAGCAATGGAAATAGCAGAAACAATTCGAGGACAATATGGCAGTAAAAACAAAAAGATTACAAGAGGGATCGAAATTTAATGATTTGGATGTCAATAACGATGGAGTCGTTAGTGACGCAGAAATGGAGCATTATCAATTGGCTGAAGAAGTAAAAAGACAGAATAGAAAACAAATGCATCAAAGAAATATGGCATGGGTTGCCTTAGGCTCTATGGTGGGTTTTACTGCTGTTATGTTTACACCTGTTATTCCAGATGAAAGAATACAGTTATTAAGTGATATATCAAATTTATTTTATTTAGCACAAGCTGGTATAGTAGGTGCATTTATGGGTTTTGCAGCTTTTGATAAGGGCGGAATGAAAAGTAAATAAAGGAGATTTTAATGGAGCTTAGCTTAGCTGAACTTAGATTAGAACATAATAAGCTAGATAAAAAAGTGGCCAAAATGGAAAGGGAAAGAGATCATACAAGAGACCCTATTCATAAAGAAAAACTAAAACAATTAAAACGAGAAAAGTTAGCATTAAAAGATCAGATCAGTAAATTAGAATATAATTTTGATGAACATTTTGGTGGAGTGGAAACATTTAGATGAGTAATATGACTGGAAACGTAACGCAGCCCGCGGCGGTACTGGTAACTGGAGGATTTGATCCTATCCATAGCGGGCATACGACATATTTTAATGAAGCAAAAAAGCTAGGTAATAAATTAATTATTGGATTAAATTCTGATGAATGGCTCATAAGAAAAAAAGGTAGATTCTTTATGCCATTTGAAGAAAGAAAAGCTATATTAGAAAATATAAAAGATGTAAGAGCTGTTGTAGAATTTGATGATAGCGATAATACTGCTAATGCAGCAATTGAAACTGTATTAGAATACGGCAATTCAGTTATCTTTGCTAATGGCGGAGATAGAAATGAAACTAATATTCCGGAATATAAAAAATTCTCTGATCATCCATTTGTTAAATTTGCTTGGAATGTAGGTGGTGATAAGAAAAATTCTAGTAGTTGGATATTAAAAGATTGGAAAGAACCAAAGACAGAAAGAGCTTGGGGTTATTATAGAGTACTACATGAAAACGGCAATGAAGTTAAAGTTAAAGAATTAATAGTTGAACCAGGTAAAAGACTTAGTATGCAAAAACATAAAGAAAGAGCCGAACATTGGTTTGTTTCTGAAGGAAAAGCATCGGTGTATACTTTAAATGTTTCAAGTGATATGGAACTTCAACGAATTTATAATGCTCATGAATCTTTACATATTAATCAAGATGAGTGGCATATGTTATCAAATGAAACAGAAAAACCGCTTAAAATTATAGAAATACAATATGGTACTAAATGTATAGAAGATGATATTGAAAGAGTTGCAGTAGTAGGTTATGATTGAAATACCAGTTAGTAATGGTGAATTATTAGATAAGATTTCCATACTAGAAATAAAAGTAACGATGGGTATCGTCGAAGCCCAAAAAGAATTAGATTTATTAAAAAGAAAATCTAAAAAAATATATCTTAATATTATAACCGAAGGTTTATATAAATCACTTAAGATGATTAATAGTCATTTGTGGTTAATAGAAGATACTAAAAGATCTCATGAAGCAGATGAAAATTTCGGTAAACATTTTATCGAAGCTGCTAGAGCTGTTTATATATTAAACGATGAAAGAGCTCGTCTTAAAAAACTTATAAACAAATATACTCACTCTGAAATATCGGAATATAAAAGTCATAAAATATGAAAGCACAAATATATTATATAAAAGATCATAACGAATCTGTAAAGCAAGCAAATGAAGCATTACGTTCATTTTATAAACATAATTGGAATGCTGAATTAAGACCTGGTATTACTGCTAAAACAGTAGAAGATTATCCAGAATTTGGTTGGAATATTATAGAAAATAGTAGATTGCATGATTTTAAAAATGAAAACTATAATAAGTATTTAACTAAAATGTCTTGTGCGATTAATCATATTAAATTTTGGGAAGAAGTCGTAGATGAAGATTTACCTATGGCATTTATAGAACATGATGCTATATGTACTACTTCTTGGGATAATGTAAAATTTGATGAGTATTTAATACTTAATTGTGAATTTGTATTTAAGCCTCCTAATAAATTAGCATTAAAACAATTTAAAGATTATGTATGGCCAAGTTTTGGATTAAGCGATTGGCCTAATAATTGGCCATTAAATTATTATAAAGAAAATAAATGGATTAGTTCTGCTATGGCACCAGGAACTGGAGCATATGCTATTACTCCGGCCGGAGCTAGAAAATTATTAACTAATGTAATGAAATATGGTATTGACCAATCTGATTTTATGATTAATTCTCATAATGTTAAGATGCAATATTATATTCCGAGTCCAATAAAATTTAATAATATTAATCTAAGTACTTCGTACGGGATATAATGCTTGCAATTAATTATCATACATTAGCGTGTGAAGATAATCCTAGACCACTCGGTGATCAGATAGATCATCTATTTTTAGCTCATATGATTAGCAAAGTTGAAGGCTCTAGGGTTAATGTACAATCTCCTAACTCACATTTAATGAATTATTTAAACCAGAATTTAATTACATTCGGCAATGTTTCTATAAATGCTGGAGATGATTTTAATACTAAAATAATATGGTATGGAAGAAAACATAAAAAAGTATATTTAGATATATCTAAAAAATTTAATAAAATACCTTTAGCTGAAAACATTAAAGAAAGAAATATTGATCTTCCAAAAAAATTTATAACTACACAATGGGATGCAGCTCAACTATATAGACAAGTTAATAGATGGGATGATAAGCGAATAGAAAAAATAGAAAATTTCTATAAAGATTCTGGTTATGAAATTATTCCAATTGGTGGTAATGGAAAATATAAAGATTTAGATGATATAATCTATATACAATCTAAAGCTTCTTTACACGTTGGAGCAGATTCTGGTATGATGCACGTTGCTAAATTTCTAATGCCAATAGAAAATATACATGTTTATATTAATATAAGAAAAAGAGAAAATGATGAAAGATTTCCGGATAGTTGGAATGTTCCGTGGATGGCGCGCGAAATATTTAGACGTGGAGCTAAGATGAACTACTGTGAAAAACCAAGTATTATAGCAAGAGAATATTTTAAAAAGGTTGACTTATGGGACTAGGCGACGATATGATGTTCTTAGGTGAAGCCGAAGAGATTCATAAAAAAACTGGTAAAAAGATAAAACCTTTATATGGAAATGGATTAAATTCTCTATATAATAACGTAGAATTTATAGGAAATGATATAACAGTTAACGCTAGAGATACTGATAAGCCATCTGATATTCATATTAATTATTATACTAGTAAAAAAGAAAAAACATTATTAGGTGAAAAATTAATATTACGACCATATAAACCAAAAAGATTTGCACTTAGACTTACAAAAGAAGAAGAGGAAAAGGCAAAAAGAGTTGCACCTGATTCTGAATTTATGGTAGTTAATCCAGATTATAAATCATCTTTCTTTTCAAATAATAAAAACTGGGGTTTTGAAAAATTTCAATTAGTAGTATATGAGATGTCTAGATATATTCGAGTCGTTCGTGTAATGCCTGGATTTCATCAATACACTGAACCTCCATTACGAAAATGTATAAACATTACAGAATCAGATATAAGAGTTCAGGCTGCGATCTGGAAAAGAGCAAAGTTTGGTTTAACATTTGATGGATTAATGGTTCATATAATGTCTGGATTTAATATTCCGGTTGTTAATATCATGGGCGGTTTAGTAGATGAAAAGACAATGAACTATAAAGGTAATATAAATTTATTTTACGACCATCCAATGACACCATGCGGATCTACGTACGATTGCAATCATTGCGACGAAGCAAATAGATATATAACAGTAGATATGGTAGCTAAGGCATGCAAAAAACTCTTATAATACAAGTATCAGTAGGTAATACTTTAGGATACGTTTATAGACCAGATGTGAGTCCTCAGGCTTATGAGGCTTCTAAACTTATGGAGCCATACTTAATGCCAACTGTACGTAGATATTGTGAAAAGTATAACTATGACTATAAATTTATTTCTGAATATCCTAAAGATTTAGATATAACATATTTCAATAAAAGTTCTAAGGGTGAAGAATACGATTATTCTAAGGGCGGTAAAAATAAATGTTCGACTCTAATTAGATATTTACATATGAATGATGATTATGATAGAATAGTAGTATTAGATAATGATATATGGATTCCAGAATGGGCCGAAGAATTGCCAATAGCAGAAGGACATTACGGAGTCGAAGATTTAGGAAAAGATTATAGTGGATTTAATAATCAGTTTAATTTAAGAAAATTCGTTAATGGCGGTGTTCAAATGGTTAATAAATCTGCTGGTAAAAGTTTATATGAATATATAATATATGCTATAAAAAATAAAGCAAATCCACCGGGTGGATTGCATACTGATCAAGCTTATATGAATCATTGGAGATCACAAAATATTCCATTAACATATATGCTTCCTTATAAGTGGAATTATATGGTAGATTGTCATGAAAGAATTAAAGATTATACTAAATATAATTTTATACATTATGCTGGTTGGAAAGGCCGTGGAATATTAATAGAAGATTTTAAAGAAGGAATTATAAAATGATAGCACCATATAAATTTAAATCTAATGATTGGTCGTATGACAGATATATGACTAATACGTTATTTAATTCTGATGGTCTAAATGATCCAATTGGATCGCTTGGAAAATATAAAACAAATGATGCTTATACCCAAATGAAAGAAATATCTAAACATTTTAAAGATAAAAGAAATGGAATTGATATCGGAGCTAGATGGGGTTCTTTTACACAACAACTTCATAAAGAAGGATTTAAACACGTATTCATGTTTGAAATGAGAGAATATCATTTCAGAGGAATATCATTTAATATTGATATGTCTAGAGCTGATGCTTATTGTTGTGCAGTAATGGATAAATCTGGAAGAGTATCTAGAGGTGGTAAAATAGTTACTGATACTAATAAAGGAGATGTTCCGGCTATAGCAATCGATGATTTAGAATTACCAGATATAGATTTTATTAAAATAGATGTTGATGGTCCAGATAGATTGGCACTAAAGGGTTGTTTACGTACTATTATTAAACATAAACCATTAATTTATCTTGAAGCTGGTAAAGAACAATTTGATTGGGAATTAAAATATGGCGATAATAATGTGCAAAGACCAGAAGACGTATGGGAAGTATTAGAAATGGATTATGAAGCAATTAAAGGACCTGAAAATAATTATATATTAACTCCTTTATAGGTTTACAACACTCCACAAATATGGTATAATAAATTATGAATATATTAGTTACGGGAGCTACAGGATATATAGGTGCACATGTTGTAAAAACATTGTGCGAACGAGGCCATACAGTTCAGGCTACAGATTATAATGATGAGCAAAATAATATTGAAAAGTATTGCTCACGTTGGTTTAAGTGGGATATTAGAGAAAAAAGACCTAGCGCTTGGCCATCTGCTTGTATAGCAGATATAGAAATTGATAAAATTATTCATATTGCTGCTGTAACTAAAGTTAATTCTTCGGTTAAAGATCCATGGAGATATTACGATACAAATATAAACGGAACATATAATGTTATTAAAGAATGGTCAGAGCCTAAAGCTTTTAAATTTAAACATTTTATATATTGTTCTACTGGTTCAGCATTTCAACCCGAATCAAATCCTTATGCTATGTCAAAGTTTGCTGGTGAAAAAGTTACTGAACAAATGTGTGACAATTATAGCTTAGTTAGATTCTATAACGTTAGCGGTAATGATGGAATGTATAAGTTTGATGACGAAATGTCTCATCTTATAAGAAAGGCAGCAAGAGTTGCCAATAGAAGTAATGGTCATCCTATAATGCCACTTTATGGAACAGATTTCGATACTAGAGACGGAACATGTATTAGAAATTATACTCACATAAAAGATATAGTTGATGGAGTTGTTAGAATTGCAGAAGCAGAACCAACTAATCAAATAGAATGTTTAGGTTCTCCAGAAGGAGTTACAGTTAAAGAAGTAATAGATACTATGAAGAAAGTTTCTAATATTGACTTTCCTGTAGAAATTGAACCTAGACGAGATGGAGATATTGCAATATCAACTGTACCGACATCATCAAAGTTTTTTAAACAATCTAAAACTTTAGAGGACATGTGTAGTGATGCTCTTGAATACGAGAGATGAATAATAGCCAACTATACAATCATGTTTTTGCTCTAAAGCAAGAAATTTTTGTATTAGAATGCAAAAACGAAGAAAAACCTGATGAACGAATTGCTATTACTATAGAAATACTAAAAGAACGTTTAATAGAATGTGAAAAAGATTTAAAAAGATAATGAATAGAAAAATAGAAAAAACTAATGTATGCGTAATTGGTGGAGCTGGATTTTTAGGTTCACATTTAGTTGATTATTTAATTGAAGAACGACAGTGTAAAGTTATAGTATTAGATAATTTTATTTCTGGTCAAGAAAAACATATACATCCAAAAATAGATATGTGGCAAAATTTTGATATTAGAAATTGTTCTGAAGAATTAGCTCAATTATTAAAAGAATGGAAAATAAAATACGTTTTTAATTATGCTGCAGAACCTTATATTCCAGAATGCTTTGAAAGACCAAAACATTTTTTCGATATTAATGCTACTGCAGTATTAGAAGTTTTAATAGCATGTGAAAAAGCCAATATTGATGGGTTACTTCAAGTATCGTCTGCAGAAATATATGGTAATATGACTGGAAAAATTAAAGAAACAGATCCAGTAGAACCACATTCAACATACGGAGTTTCTAAATTAGCAGCAGATGGATTAGTTCAAGTTAGATGGAAAGAAGCAAAGACTAAAGCAATTGCAATGAGACAATTTAATTGTGTAGGTGAAAGAGAAACACACGAATATGTTATTCCTGAAATTATATCTCAATTAGCTATTTCTAATAAAGTTAAGTTAGGTAATAACTCATTTAGAGATTTTCAATATGCTGGTGATGCCGTAAAAATGGCAGTAGATTTATTAGAAAATGGTGAATGGGGTGAAGTATATAATATGGGAAGTGAAGATGGAATTAAAATTTATGATTTAGCTCGTAAAATTGGCGGATTAATGGGACACAACGATATTGAAATTGAAATAGATAAAGATAGAATCCGTCCATGGGAAATCTGGCATTTACAATCTGATAATACTAAATTATATTCAGTAATTGAAAGTAGGCCAGTAGTTAATTTAGACGAAGCATTAAAAAGAACTATAGATTATTTTAATAAAAATGAAAATAAGTGGGATTGGTAATGGCACCGTATCAAGAATTAGAAAAAAAATATTCAGAATTTGTAGGAACTAAATATGGTTGTGCTACTAATACTGGAACAGCCGCATTACATTTGGCTTTAGAAGCTTTAAAAGTTACTGAAGATTTACCGCATGATGCACAAGTTATAGTTCCAGATTTTACAATGTATGCTTCTGGATTAGCTTGTCATTATGCTAGATTACAACCAATGTTTATTGATTGTGATGATAATTTATTAATCAATCTAGATGAGCTAGAAAAGCATTTTAATATGGCTGTTAATATTCAAAAAACTAAAGTTATTATGGTTACGCATGTCTATGGTAGATGTGTTGATATGGATAGAGTAAGATGGATTGCTAACAAATATAGATGTAGAATTATAGAAGATGCTTGTGAAGCTCAAGGGGCAATGTTACCAAAACCAGAATTAAGAAAAGATAAAATGGTAGGTTCTTTTGATATCGGCTGTTGGTCATTTTACAGAAACAAGATAGTGCATGGTGAAGAAGGAGGCATGATAACATGTGATGACGAAGACTTGATAAACGTTGCTCAAGATATGAAAAATATGAGTTTTGGCGATAAACATAATTATTATCATGAACGTATTGGGTTCAATTATAGAATGCCAGATGCTCAAGCAAATTTAGCTTTATTATCTTTATCTAAAGTAAATAAAAATATGTTGACTAGACATAAAATGTGCGAACTATATAATGGATTTATAAAACCAGAATATCAAATGCCAAATAATAGAAAAGCAGTTTGGGTTTATGATATGAAACATAATAATCCTGATAAAGTAGTTTCTGAATTAAATAAAAGAGATATAGTTGCAAGGCATTGTTTTAAACCATTAAGTACTCAACCTTTATTTAATCATTGGAGAGTTAGTAAAAATGCTAGATATTATAGTGAAAACGTATTCTATGTTAATGTTGATCCTAATGAACATATAGATATTATTAGAAAAAAAGCTAAAATAATTAATGAAATATGCGATGAGTACGTTTAAGATTATAACAACATTTCTAGACAAGCCGTTAAAAGGTAGTCAAGTTGACATTTCTAAATTAAATGATAAAGCAAAACGATATTGGTCTAGATTTACTGATGAAACTATTTCTAGAGGAATGCAATTAGCTTTACAAGCAAATGCATTCTTACCAGATAATGCTACGATGAGAGTATATTATGAAGGCGATAATTTACCAGAAAATATGGAGAAAGTTGAATTTGTTCCTCATCGAATAGATAAAGTTGATCTATTTAGAAAAAAATCTTATGGCAAATTTATTAGAAAAAAATTTAAACCATATAATTATGATGAATATAAAAGTAAAATAAACCATAATGATTATGATTACGAATACGATGCAGTAAGATTTTGTCATGCACCGTTCTCTATAATAGAAGCATACAATTCTATAGAAGAACAATATTTAATTTCTATAGATTCTGATATTGAAATTAAAGAAAAAATACCAGAAGATTTCTTTCCTTCATTAATAAAAGAAAAAATATATACATATTATCTTTCTAGAGCTCCACATAAACATATGGAAAGCGGATTTATAATGTGGGATACTCATCACCCGATACACGAAAAATGGTTTAAAAAGTATATAGAACTATACGAACAAGAAAAGATATTTGAATTATGGGATGGTTGGACTGATTGTCATGCATTTGATTTTGTTAATTCATCGTTTTCAGATGTTAGTCATAAAATAGCTGAACTACAATCTCATGATGTTTGGAGTATTTCTCCATTACAAAAATATTTGATACACAAAAAAGGTACAACGTTATCAATTTAGTATTCCAATATTATATTCCATATGAAGCGAATGATTCTCATTTAGGTGGAGTAGAGATGCCAGATTGGGCAAAAGCCGGATCTAAATCTGCTAAGAAATATGCAATTAGTAATAAAGCCGATTATTTTTTATCTAACGAAAGATATTTTAAATATCTAGATCCTAGATTAGATGCTTTAAGAGTTATATATGATCCATTCTTTGACAAATACGATAAGATATTATCAATTGATTTAGATATTCTTCTTAAAACAAAAGATAATATTTTTGATATCGATATTGGTGATATTGCAATGGTTCATGAACTAGGTATTCACGTTTCTGCAGCTGGATGGATGAAAAGAACTATGGAATCTCCGGGTCATGAACGAGGAGTTATAGCTTACGGTAAAAAAATATTTGGTAAAGATTGGATGTTTCCAAAATCTAAATTATATCCTGATGAAAAATTTAGATATATGAATGGCGGAGTTCAATTGTGGAGTAAAGAAGGTAGATTAAAAGCTAGAGAACATTTTACTTCAGTTGATCATTATTATATGCATACACGATATACTGAACAAATGTATATTAATTTACAACTATCTAATCCTATATTTAATGTCACAGAATTAGATTGGTCTTGGAATAGTTTAGCTACTAGACAATGGGCACCAGAAAATCCTAAAGGCAAATTTCAACATTTTATTAATGCATCAAAGTTTAAAATGCCGGAGATGGTATGATTACAATTATAACAGAGATGACTGATTCAGAAATATTTAAAACTTATTGGGTACCACTAATATGTAAATATCGAGAAATAAAATTTATGTTTGGAAATGCTGGACAATTAAAACGACCGGTAATGAGTGATTGGTCAAATACTGCATTTGGAACTAAACCATTAGATCTTTTAGTAGAACACGCTAAAACTAATATAATATATATTACTAAACAAAATGAAATACCAACATATGAACTAATGGTTTGTTTAATGAAACCTCAAGAAGGAATAATTCCTAAGATTCGTAAATTAACTCCAACAGGTTCGGTTGATACTAATAAAGATAGTTCTTCGTTTACAATATCAAAAGCTAGTTTTCCGCAGACTAAAAATTATAATATTCGTGATTTATTTTATGCAAATTCTATTAATGTTACAACTTACGTGATATGAAATACTATATAATTGGAGATAAAGATAATGCTATATCTGCTGCAGCAGTAAAACGTTGTGCCGATTCTACTACTTTGCCTTTAAAATTCTTCCAACAAACTTCACCTAACACATTAAAAGAACATAGACAAATGTTTTCAAATATGTCTTGGAACTATCCTTTTAATGAAGATTCAAAAATTGATGAAGAAACCGGTATGAATCTAAAAGGATATAGAGCTAGTAATATAGCAAAAGTTTTTGCGTGTACGATTTCTCATGCTAGACTTTGGCAAAAGTGTGTAGAATCTAAAGAAGATATAATGATATTAGAGCATGATGCCATTTTCACCAGATTATTTAAATCTTTTGATTGGGAAGGTGGAGCATTAGGTCTAAATGATCCTCGGGGTGCAACTCATTCTTCAATGTTATTTCATGATATAGTATCTAAAAAAGAAGGAGTACAAGATACACCTTGGGTTAAACCTAGACTTGAAATTCCACAAGGATTAGCTGGCAATTCAGCTTATATTATTAAACCACATTTTGCTGAAAAACTTTTAGAAAAATTAGAAATAAAAGGAGGTTGGCCAAATGATTCTATAATGTGTAAACAGTTCTTTCATAATGAGTTGAAAGTAGTTTATCCATATTATACCAGAGTTCAGGGCGTACAATCAACGACAACACTATGATATCATATATTATAACAATGTTAAATAATTCTAAGTCTATAGAAGCTTCAAAAAAGTGTATAGAGTCTGCAAGAAAATTTGGTTATTATCCTATTCAGTATAAAGCAATTACTCCAAAAGATGATCCTAAGAAAATATTTGAACAAAATAATTTGCCATTAGGTGAATTTAAAAATGAAAATATATATTCTAGAATTGAACCAGCAATGTGCTGTTTTTTATCTCATAGAGAATTGTGGAAAAAGTCAGTTGAAAAAAATGAAACGATATTAGTTCTTGAACACGATGCGATTTTTAAAGATAAAATTCCATCTGAAGTAGTCTTTAGTGATTTCGTTAATGTCGGAAAACCAAGTTATGGAAATTATAGAACACCAAATCGAAATGGAATTTATGAACTATTCTCTAAAGTTGGTGGATATATTCCTGGAACGCATGCTTATGTTATTTCACCTAATGGAGCAAAGCTATTATTAGATTATGCACAAAAGAATCCTGCTCCAGCTGATTTATTTTTAAATAAAAATAACTTTCCTTGGTTAAAAGAATGTTATCCATGGCCGGTTGAAGCCGATGATTCTTTTACTACAATTCAAAAAGTAGAAGGAAGCAGAGCTAAACACAATTTTAATGAAGAATACGAGATTATATAATGAAAAGTGAAAAAGTTTTTATTACGGGTTGTGATCATACTAACGAATGGATGATGCCATGGTTTGTAGAAAATTATAAAAAACATAATACTGCTCCATTAATATTTGCAGATTTTGGTGTTTCTGATTTAAACAAAATTAAATCATTACACAATTTTTACGCATTAATGAATGCTCAAAGTAATGATGAAGGAAAAGGTTGGTTTAAAAAACCTAAAGTGATGTGTAGTTCTCCATCAGAAAAAACTGTATGGTTAGATACAGATTGTCAAGTATTAACAAATATCGAAGATATATTTGACTTATTAGAACCAAATAAATTAAATATGGTTGAAGATAAACCGTGGACTGCAAGACGTGGTACTAATGGACCGTGGTATAATTCAGGAGTTGTTGGGTTTATTGGACAACCAATGATATTAAAAAATTGGGCTGAATGGGTAAAAAATACTACAGAATCTGGAGATCAAGAAGTACTATATGCTAAGCTGGATATGATGCAAAAACTAACATATATAAATCCATTACCAAATGAATACAATTGGCTAAGACTTCAATTAGAAAATGATAATCAAGATAGTTGGAATAAAAAAATTATACATTGGACTGGGCATAAAGGTAAACTAAAAATAAAGGAAATGATGAATGTCTGAGGTTAAAAGAATAGCACAAGAGCAATCGGCCGAAGCATATATAATGTTTATAAAATTTTTAAAATGGGTTGGATGCGGTACTATAGCCTTTTTACTTATTATTGCAAGTTGTAGTTTTGGAGTTGATGGTACTGGTGGAAAATCAGATCCATC